TACATTGAGGTGGGTAACCCGTACCTATTCAAATTACCAACGACCAAGAAAGATTCCTGCATTGGAAGGAGATGAAAAAGGCCCGTGGCGTGTAGTATCCCAGCACGGTAGAATGGGTCATGGGTTTATTAAACAGAGTATGCAGCAATCTATGGTAGAAGTCTTAAGTTCAGGTGGTGCCCTGTCAGGGGCACTGCCAAAAACAATAGTAATTACTAGTTTAGGCTAGAACAGAAGGAGGTTAACATGACTGAAAAGTTAAATATAACAGAAGACCAAGAATTTATCTTAGCTAGGCATTCACGGATGGTAGGGAAAGTTTTGGACTTAATAGAAGCTTCCATGCCTGAAGGTACTCAATGTGAGAAGTTTAAGAAGCTTGTACAAGTACCTTTGTATGATTTTCGTAATGACATACTAAAACTTAATGCTGGAAACCCTTTAGAAGTTTCTGATTAAAACAGAGTTTTAGTAGGTTTTTTCTGTATTTGTAGTATAATAACTTAGGGATTTATATAATGAAGGTCGGCGGTGGCTTAGACCAACCTTTATTAATAGCAGGTATTATAAAGGAGGATTCTATATTATGGCTGATGAGATTTTGGGACGGATTGAGAAACAAATGGAGGGTAGTAATTTGGCCCTCGCTGCGGTGGCAGACGTACTCCGTAAAATGGACGAGCGTTTGTCTAAAGCAGACCAAGACGAAGATGAGGAAGAGGAAAAGAATATTGCCAAAATAGAGAAAGCAGAATGGGTTAAGTCTATTGCTGCCGAAGTATTTGATATGGTTAAGGCCGACAACGGGTTGGATGTAGATGGAACTAAAGTACGTTCCGGTGCGTCAGTAGCTACTGGTAATGATGCAGATGATTCTGCTAAACAGGTAGATGCTACTCGTAAGATTGAGGATGTTCAAGCCACTATCCAGGCTATGCAAAAAGAAGAGACAAAAGACGATGAGGAAGATCATCCCGCTGAAGAGGAAACTCCAGAAAATGATGATGACAAGAAAGAAGCTGGGCATGGATATAAGTCTGTAGAAGAACTAACTAAGCAATTGAATGACCTCCAATTGCAGTTGTCCAATGTTGAGGGTAATATTTCCAAGCAGGTTCAAGACGAATCTGAGGAACGTTTGCGGAAGATGGGTTTCCGTGAAGAGACTGGCTTGCAGGCTCCTCGACGAATTTCGTATGACTTGGGAACTGACGGAACGACTCCGATTGTTAAACAACAGTCTGAAGGAGATACGGTTGACCAATTGGCTAACCTATCTTACAAAGAATTGCGGGAGATTCAAACCCGTGTTCAGGCTGGGCAAACAGACGGAATTCCCCGTGAGCTTCTAAGCTAAAAATAAGGAGATAATAATTATGGCTAATCCATCACTTGCAGAATATCTAGCTCAGTCGCAACGTGGTATGTATGCATCGGTCTTCGGGAATGACATGCTACAGAAGGGTGACGTAGGTGGTTTCACCGTAGATACAGCGACGGGCATTTTCAATACGACTTATGGTCGTAAAGTTTGGCAGGCATTGAACAACCAGACACGGTTTTTTAATGCAATTCCCAGAGTAGTCTGGGGCAATACAGCTGGTTGGCGTGTCCGTTCAGACCGTGGTGCAAACCGGTCTGCTCCTGTTTCTGAATCAGGTGGACTCCCAACAGTGGACGTTTCCAATATTGAGACTATATCGAGCTTGCCTCGTATCGTTTCAACGACCTTCGGTGCTTCCGTGAAGTCAGTCTTTACGGCGCAGATGGAAGGTGGTATTGGAGATGTTCTCGCAATGGAGAACGAACATGCTCAACTCGACCATGTGAAAGAAATCAATGAGGAAGGGCTTGCTGGCTCTTGCTATCTTCTTTCTGGGGGTGGTGCTTCTTCCTTCACGGTTCCCATTGCTATAGCAAAGCACTTTAAGATTGGTGATACGGTTGTTCACTATGACAAATCCGCTGTTTCTGCTGCTGGATTGTGGGATGCTGGTTCCGCTGGTGCTAATACCCGTGTAGTTTCATCCATCTCAGGTGGAACGGTTACTGTTTCGCTTGCCTTTAATGAAGCACCTGTCGATGGGGATGGTATAGCGATTTATGCTCGTGCTGGTTTTACTAGCATTGACGACATCGTTGCTGAAGATTTACAGAACTTTGGTAACGTTGGGGCTGGAGATACTGATGCTGTCTTTGGTGCTGGTGGAGTACGAGCTTATGACCTTACCTTTGGTGGTCGTACAGCTGGCGATTGGAATGCCGGTGCCTCCGTTTCTTACAACGCTGGTACAGGCCGTGACCTCTCGCTCACTCTTTTGGATACAGCTATCCAGAAGGTGCGGGAAAATGGTGGTGAGCCAAAGCTCATCCTCATGGGACATGACCAGTATTTCAAGTTGGAACGTTTGTTGAACTCCAACCAACGTTACATGGGACAGGAAGAATATCAGGTTGGTGTTGGCTCTGAGCGAACATTCCCTGGTACTCGTACTGGATTGATTTTGGCTACCTATATGGGTATCCCAATCCTACCTGATGCCGATGTGCCAAAGTCTGTGGCAACTAACGATGCCGTTTTGGGTTCTAACATTTACGTGTTGGATACCGATTATCTTGAAATGGCTATTGCTCAACCTACTCAATATATTGAGAATCGTGATTACTTCGCTGCGAACCAGTTAGTGGTTCGTGGATTGCTGTACACGATGGGTGAGCTTCGTTGCAAAAACATGTGGGTTCAAGCCAAAATCGCTGACTTGAATTCGTAAGTAATTCAGGAGGTGAGGGGGGAACTCCTCACCTCCTTTTAACTAGCCTATGGACTGAACATTTAAGGAGATAATAATTATGGCTCTTACACTAACTGTTCCTGGAAATGCATCTGATGTGGCAGGTGTCCCTGGCAATAATAAATACGTAATTAAAACCGCTACCTTTGACGCTAGTTATGATACAGGTGGTGAGGAACTAACGGCTACTACACTGGGATTTGAATCCCTTCATATCGTGTTGCTGTCAGTAGAAAACAGTGGTTACGTGGCTCAGTATGACTACACTAACTCTAAAATAGCTTTGTATGAAGCTGGTGCCGATGCCGCTATTTTGGATGAGGTTGATTCTGCAACTGATGTTTCAGCCGTTGTTGTTCGTGTCTTGGCATTCGGTAGATAATGCTTTATGGCATTCAACACTAATACGGACTTAGACATTAAGTTAGCCGTGTATATGGAACGACTTGACAGCTATATTGAAAGTCAGACTAAGTTGAATGAACAGATGTGTTCTAAGCTTGAACGTTTAGATACTACTATAGATGAGATATACGACTGGAGAAGTAAATTAACGGGGATGAAATCAGCCTACCTTGGAGTAGGATTATTATTTGTTCACACCATCGCTGTCATGGGAGGGCTAACGGTACTATTCAAATGGTTTCTTTCAGGAGATAAATAAATATGGCAAATGATAGAGCGGATGAATGGGCTTCTTGGAAGTTGACCCAAGCACTAGAA